TTTTCAATGGCATTACTCGTTCCTAATATTGGTGAAATTGAGTCGCTGCGTTATCTTATCGCACAGAATAACTTTGTTGCAGATCTAGAAGATAACTCACCACGCAACCTTGTACTGAAACTCTTTACAAGTAACACAACTCCTGCAGAGGGAGATGTACCAACTGCTACAGCATACTTTGAACCATATATTGATGGTAACGTAAATGGTTATGGTACAACCGCAAATACTGGTTATCCAGTCTGTGTAAACAACAGAGGAGACCAAGATTACAACCAGCAGTACGGAATACTGTTGAATGGATCAAGATGGGTTATTAAGAACGTTGGTAGTGGTACAACTGCTACATACCCAGAACAGACTTTCACCTTCACTGGACCTGCAGGTAACATCTACGGATATTACGTTACTCGTGCAAACAATATGCCTGTTGCCGTACAGGGTGTTGTTCACAGTGCAAGCGTTGGAATCGGAACTACCGTCACTAAAGGAAATAATACTGACCCATGTATCGGTATTGTTGGTAACTCTTACCTCACCATTGACCCACAGGTTAGCATCGATGATCTAACACTTGGTCAGTACGTTGCAGGTAACGCTGGGGTTGCAACAGGAACTCGAATAATCGGAATTGACCGAAGTTTACGGACAATTTACCTCGATAAGTCATTGGTAGACAACATTCAGGTTGCTACTGACCCATCGGTTACATTCAGTTTCGGTAAGATCTCTATTACTAACCACGGACTTAAGGCTGGAGACATCCTTTATGTTAACGCTGGTGCAGGTAACACGACTCTTGAGTCTAATGTTTACACAATCTTCGATGTACCTAACGCAGATGAGTTTGTAACAACTCCATCAATGACTGCTACATCTAACGGTGTACTCGGACTGAATACTGCTACACTATACTCAAGTATAATGTACGCTGAGAGATTCACAAATGGTCCTTACAACATTCAGAACAACGGTGACCAAATTAAGATCACTCTGAACGTGGCACTCGATTAATAGAAACGCTAAATATCAATATGTGGGGTCTACTTTATATCAAAGTGGGCCCCTTTTTAATTATCGGGGGTAAGGTTTGACCGTATTTGTCTACGACAATACGAAGATCGATGAATTTGTTGCAGAGGACGCAGGTTTAATTACCGTAGGTCATGCGACGATAACTGACTATGGCGATATAAATCAGACTGCTATAATTGAAAGAGATGCAAATTATTTCAATGTAGATGAGTGGGGACGGATAATATACGATGCCGATATAGTACCATTCGGCCCAATAAATGTAGTAGATGGAAGAGATGAGTTTGGTAGATCCAGATCTCAGGTTATATTCCCAGCAGATAACACTGTACTGTACGATGTAGGTGCTGCGGCACTCACCAATCCTGTTAGACCTTGGATTGGTTCAGGTACTATATTTGAGATAGGCCACGGACTGGAGAGACTGGTTATACCAGATCTCGGAGCGGCTGGGCCAGTCATCTTCTACACCACTGGTGTAGCTAATGAATCATTCGGTAGAGCAAAGTATACAGGTTCAGGTGTTGTAGCGCAGCTAAGTCAAACTGCTACAACGGATCTAGATCAAGTTTATCCATATGCAGGTAGTGGTACTGGAACCTTTAGTGGTGGTACGTCAACTCCATACCAAGACGCATATTTACCAACTATTAAGAATGCCGCCAAGATTAAAGGCGGAGCAAGAAGAGGATATCAACTAGAGAGAGTAGTATATGAATACTCTCGTGATCCCTACGATGTTTGGGATTCCGAGGATAATGGCGTAGTAACAGTCAGAGAAGGTTCTTCCTTCGATGATCAGACTGTCACGTTTGATGATACTGTTGTAGATACAAATGCGAAGGAAAGGTCATTCAGTGATGTTGACCAGTTAACATATGCAGATTATGGCAGTATAACTGCATCACATACTTCTGAAGAAGATCGTGGTGTAATAGAAAGGAAATTTGGTGGTCAGATATCTCTACATGAGTATCAGGCTTGGGGGATTAGTGCTTCAGAATCTAGACCATTCCATTACACTGGTTCTGGTAGTATATTCAAACTTGCTGAGTCAGTTAGTAGAACCACTCCATGTTACACTGGTTCTGGTACTATTACTGCATCTGGAACCAACTGGTTTAGTCAGGCTCCACAAAGTACCATCTTCGGACTTGAAGGTAAGGCAGAAATCAGTGGATCTGCAGAAGAGAAATTCGTTCCTTCAACTCCTGCAAGTACTGTACTGTACGGCATTTCTGGTACAGGTGCAGAAGCTATTGTTGCACAAACACCAGATAACAAAGCACTCATTAGACTTACTGGATCTGTATCTGGTGTTGCTATTGTTACGGGTAGTGGTGATAAGTCAGGTACAGTACTCTTCGACGTTAGTGGTGGTGCAACCAAGGTCAGTACTGCTAAGGCAGATGGCAACATCAATCTCTTCGATATTATTGGAGGTATGCGACAGGGTATACCTGTTTACACTCCACATTGGAAGTCACCAAAAGGCGATCTCAAGACAGCAGAACTCGATTGGGGTTCAATTGTTGCGACTCCAACTCAACCTTCAGAAGATTGGAATGTTATCGTCACAAACGACGAGACTATTCCGAAGGTTGCAGAGAACTGGGGATTCCTGCTTCCAGACTTCAACTGGGCTCAACTTGGAGGTCAACATTATCCAAACCTCGATTCCTTCTCTACAGGGGATTCTTCTTGGACAATACAAACGAATGCTCTTACAGAGACCGCAACATTACTCCTTTCAGAGGATCCAGATGTTGCAGCTGCAATTGCTTACGAGTCTTCTGGAAAATCTGGTATTGCTACACACAATGCTGGTATATTCATATCTGGAGAACTCTGGTTATCACAGGCTCCACAACATACAGTATTCGGTGAAGAAGGTCAGTTTACCTTCCAAGGTGGTGGTGCTGAATCTATTACTCCTTGGATTCCTGAAGGAAGTGGTTCACTCTTTACTCTTGGTGGATCTTCAGAATCCAGTGTCAAGTCATACTTACAAGGGGATTACTCATATCTTGGCGGTACTGCTGGTCAAACCTTCAGTCCTCATATTGATAATACAATTGAGATTACTCTTAGGACAGGAAGAGAGCCTGGTCAGACATATGCACGAGTTGTTGATACTCCAGAACTTGAGTTCGGTGGAGACATTAATGTTCGTGGTGGAGCCATTAAGGTCTCCAATGTTGACAGTTATAATGAGAGTTCTATCTTCATTGGTCAGACAGATGAGGATTGGGGAATTCTTGCTTCTGAACCAAGTTACGGATTTAGTCTTAATGCTCTTGGTCAGGCCTCTGGTACTGAGACATATGATGATGAAGGTGATACCTTCGATCAAGATATCACATTCGCTAGTGGAGGTCTAACATACGACCAAGGATCTGGTGGTGTTACTATCCTACCATCCTTCGATAAGACTGATCAGTACGATATCACCTTTGCTGATACTACCATCTCATCTGATTGGGGTAATCTTGGAATCAGTTCTGCTGGTGGACCTGATTATGGTCAAATATTATATCCATCCAACACTGGATTCGTTCAACAGGATATCAATCACGGTTACGATGACCACGGATGGGTTAACGAAGAGTCGCCAACCGCAAATAGGTATCCATTCGGATCCGTTTACTATCCTCAGCCTGTTCCTAAGGCTAAGACAATGTGGATTCCTTCTTGGAATCGCATTAATCCAAATGCTGATGACTTCACTATCTGGGGTGGTGGTATTGAACGTGTTGCTGTTGCAAGTAGCACAACAACCCTATTTGACTTTGTTGGTACTAGTGCTCCTGAAAGGGTCATATATCAGACTCCTGATAACACCGTCCTTTATGAAATTGACGGAATCAGTGGAGAGAGTTATACAAGAGACTTTGTTGGTTCTGGAAGTATTGCACTTACTCAGACTCAGGCAGTCGGGTTTACTACTTACAGAAGGGTCATCATGCCCCCTTCAAGTGGTATTACAACCATCACAGGTGGTTCTACCGAGAAATGGAGTGGAGATCCTCCAGAAGGAACATATCTTCATATATTCAGAAGAGATCTTTCGATATTCGAGAAACTCTCCTTCGCTTGCGAGACAACAAAGGCAGTTCAACGTCTATCTGGAGAACTTACTCACCCAGATATCGACTTCACACCTCATTATGGTATCGACAGAAACATCGGTATCGAAACTGGATTTACTCTCAAGCCAGGTGGTGGTACGGACAGAATTACTGGTATCACAACTGCCAGCTTTGTTCCGAGCTATCCAGGCGGTCAATCTGCTCTCGATGGATTCAATGGCCATACAAGAGAAGTTATCAAGATCGATGGTCGTTCGATCTCCAGAACCAACGCTCCTATCAGTACTCATGGTGTTATCTACATTCTGGGTATTGGTACTGCTGGAAACGGTGTTGGAGGCCCAGACGAGAAAGGAGATCTCGAAGGGGTCGAATTTGGTGCAAAAGAACGCTTTATACCTGCAACCGAATACGGTTTCGGGTCGATCATGTTCGACTTTACGGGTGGTGCCGAGAGTCGGGAGATCAATGTATTTGGTTATTATGGAGACGACAAAGATCCAGGCGCAGGAACATCTGGTCGAATCGATATTCGTCAGGAAGGTGGCATCTACACTCTGGAGAAGATCACCAAGATTTACGAAACAGATGCTACTGGAACATATACTTTCAATGGTGGTGCAACAGACGAGGCAACAACATTCTCCGAAGTTGGATCTGGATCTCTATATTCTATTGGTGGAGCCTCAGAGAACAAAGCAGCTGCAGAACTTTCTGCTGGAACATCCATATTCAATGGAACTGCAGAGGAGAGCTTTACTGCGAGAGACGAAGTTCCTTGGTATCAAGCATCTACGGCACTTACACTCTCTGGTACAGGAAAGGCTCAACGCAGATTCGAGCCTGTTGGTTCTGGAACACTTACTCTCAGCAACAGCGTCGAACCTGTTACTGGAGTCAGTCTTTCTGCAATTGGATCTGGTACTCTATTCGGATTTGGTTCTGGTTCAGAAGCAATTCCATATCGAGGATTTGCAAGTTCCGTTCTTGTCGATATCGCTGGCGAGGCACAAACAAGAGAGATTGCAGTTTACCAAGACTTTATTACATCTGGTTCTCTTACATTCGCTGGCGCTCTTGCACATCCACTTATCGACTTCACTCCAGCAGAAACTGGTGGTGGATTCTCAACATTCTTTGGAACTGCAGAAACAGCAACAACTCCAAGAGAAGTTGGTGTTGGTACATTTACAGCGTCTGGATCTGCAATCCCAACCTTTACCAGTCAGGGTGGAGAGGGTACAGTACTCTTCGATCTCAAGGGCGCTTCTGCAATCACGAAGCTTCATTGGTTATATCTTCCTACAACATCTGGAGTTACTACACTTTCTGGTGCTGGAGATACCAAAGAAATTCAGACATACGGATACTATGGAGACGACAAAGATCCTGGCACATCAGGAACATTCACATTCTCCAATACTCCTCTTGTTCACCCATTTGTCGATTTTACACCTTCAATTGGTATTGGAAGCGCAGTTCTTTACAGTATCTCGGGCGGTTCCACAGAGAAGAGAGCATGGGCTCCTGTTTACGGAACAGGATACTTCAAGAATCTTGCTAGTTCCAAAGAGGCCTACGGTAAAGGAACTTACGTTGGAATTGGTAAAATTCAACCTTATGGTCTTTCTACTACCGAGTATCTGGTATTCGAGGAAGGTAGGGTCTTCGTTGTTATTATCTAAATGAAAAGTCAGTTGTATAAATAAGATGAGAAGCATAACTATTTGACATCTGACTCATGACCAAGCAGGTTCAATTTAGAAAAGGTACTACAGCTGAACACTTTAACTTTACTGGAGCTCTAGCAGAGATAACAGTAGATACAGACAAGAACACGGCTGTTGTCCACGACGGTTCGACGCCTGGTGGATTTGAACTTGCAAAAGCAAGATGGACGTTTGTTAGTGGAAACTTCACTGTTGGTACTAACCAGAAATATACAGTGGACTCCCAGAACAGTCCTGGCGGTTTTAATTTAACCCTCCCAACCCCTCGTGCGGTTGGTGACTGGGTATGGGTTGAGGATTTTTCTAATTTCCTAAGTATTAATCCAATAAATGTTGTTTCATCATATGATTTTGAGAATGGACATTTAGTTAGAGCGGATTCGCCGTTTATTATGGACGTTTCGGGTGCGTCAGTGACTTTTATTTGGAATGGAACTCTTTGGAAGATCTTCAACAATAGGGCAAGTTAACAATGGCACTAACCTTAAGTAATTCAATTTCGGGTACTTTTGAACCGTCCGAGTCATCGGGTTTTTTCGTGTATGCCTTATCGAGAGATGCTGATCACATGTTATCTTTCGCCAAAGTTAGTGCTGCAGGAACAGAAATAGGTGAATTCTATCGTACTGACGGAACAATGGTTCCAGAATTCGGTGACGGTATTGATTATGGTTGTTATGATGCAGGTATCGGTAAAACCTCAGTTATTCGTAATGATATTGCTACCGAGAAAAAATATCTAGATGATCCAAATGATAAATACCAACAGATCCGCTTTGACCGCAGAAATTTATACTATTACATAGATGATGACGGTTATTTTGTTATTAGGTTCAACGGTCCTGACTACGCTTATAACACCGTAGGACCAAAATAAAAAAACCCCCCTTTCAGATAATTAACTAGGAGAAACAATGGCTGAGTTTAGACTTGGAAGAGTAAAATTCAACTGGACAGGTGACTGGGCTGCTAGCAAAGCCTATGTGATCGACGATATTGCTAAGTTTGGTGGTAACACCTACGTGGCGATTACGAATCACACTTCAACTGCCAGTACCTCTAATTTCTATGCGAATGACGCAGGAAATTGGGACCTTCATATTGAGGGGTTAGCACAAAGAGGTCAGTGGACAACTGCGACATACTATAAGGTCAATGACCTAGTTACTTTCGGTAACGTAGTATATCGTGTTACTACTGCACATACTTCAGAAGGAACTTTCATAGACAGTACGAAGGTTTCTGAATATGTTAAAGGATTCAAGAACGAAGGAACTTGGGACATTGGACTAGAGTACCAATCAGGTGACGTTGTTAACTACAACGGTTCATCTTATGTTGCTTTAAGTACATCACTCGCTGGATACAACCCTCCACAAAACTTGGGTGTTGCGACTGACGTATCCGCAAGATGGAGCATCTTATCAGATGGTCTTGCTGGTGCTGCTGCAACATACACCGAGGCGGTATATTACCGAGGTGACTTGGTTCAGTATGGTGGTAACATTTACCGTCATAAGATTGGTGTTACAACAAACGTTTCACCTATTCAGGCTGGAGTCGGTTCAGACGCTCCACAAAAGTATAATGGTGAAGAAGTATGGGATCTTCTCGTCAAAGGATTTAACTTCAAAGGTGGTTTCTCCACAACCTTTGCATATCATCCAGGCCATATTGCTAGATATGGGTCTGACTCATATATCTCCATTGGTAATTCTCACACAAACGTAGTTCCTACTGCTGGAATCGGAACGTTCTGGGAAGTACTTGCATCTGGTGACTCTGCCGCTGCAATGAACACCAAGGGTGATATTCTTACATACAACTCTGGTAACCAAAGAATCGGTATTGGTTCTACAGGTTATGCTCTTGCAGTTCAAGCAAACGGATTGCCAGGATACGAGATTGTAGGTAACCAAACAAGAATTTACTACGTTGACTCTGAGGATGGAGTTGACACAAACAACGGTCTTGCACCTAACTTGGCGTTTAAGACTATTAAGAAGGCTTGCGAAGCTGCACGTCCTCAAACTCCTGTTTCTACAGTTGATTATACTTACCAAACTGGTGTTGCAACAGTTACCGCTATTGGTCACGGATTGCAGAACACTGGTACGTTCGTTCAGTTAAAGAACATCGAATTTGAATGTCTATCTGGAGGTAATGTATTTACTGTTCTGGGTATGACTTATAACAAGGTAGTTGGTCTTACGACTATAACTGCTATTGGTATTGGTGCTGCTCCTGAAGTTTCTATCGGTGAAAAAGTTAGAATCAGGAACTTAAGTGTTCAGTATACTGGTAGTGCAAGATTTGCTCACCAATTCCAGAGTGCAACATCAGGTGCTGTAGTATCTGGTGGTAACTACGCTCACACATTCAACAGTTGTGCAACTAACGGTGTTCAAATCGTTGGTGGTTCTAGTGTAACACCATCTGGTGCAACATATAACCCTGCAAACGGTGCTTTTGAAATGACCCTTGCTGGTCATAGTTTATCGACTTCTGATAAAGTTACGATTACGAACAACGCATTTACCTTCACCTGTACGATGAACGGTAATGCTTCTCAGAAGACATATCCTAGAGCTGGAACTGACTCAGCATCAGGCACACAGTTAAGTATTACTGGTACAACAACTAATACAATTACAGTTAACGTTGGTGCATCACCTCTAGTTAACCACGATGTAAGTGGTGCAACATATAACCAGACAACTGGTGAAATGACACTTACCCTCGGTACTCATACATTAACTGCTGGTACTTCAATCAGACTTACAGTTGATTCATTGAAATTCCGTTGTGCAATGGACGGTTATACAACCGATCACACATATCCTCGTCAAACTGCTGGAGACGGTTCTCCTGACCCTGCATACAACACAGCGTTGAACATTACTAACGCTACAACAAACACAATTACTGTTAACGTTGGTGCTGCATCTGACAACACAACTATTACAGGTAAGTTCCCTGCTGTACATACTCAAGGTTCTTATCAGTTCCCAGTTCAAGCTGTTCCTGATGCTAACTCTGTTGTATTGAACGTTGGTATTTCTACAGTTGATTACCTATACGTATCTGGTGGTACTGGATTCGTTGGACTAACAACAACCAAATATCCTAGAATCGTTTCTAAGTCTTACTTCGAGGTTCTTGACGTTCCTAATACTAACGAATTTAAGATTAACGTTGGTGTTACTACTCAGTCTCACACATACACCACTGGTGGTACTGTAACTGACCTAACACCTGCTATTCTAAAACTATCTGCTTCGCAGTTCTATGAGCAACTTCCAATTGTTGTTCCTCCTTACACTGCTATCGTAGGTAACGCACTTAGGGGATCACAGGTTCTACCTATAGAAGGTACTTCTGATGACGGTAATACACCGAACAGAAGGTCTCACATGTTCAAGATGTCTGACTCTACAACGATTCAGGCGATCTCCATGAAGGGAATGGAAGGATTCTCATATGATTCTAACGCTCCATTCGAGTTAGACAACTCTAACATTAGAACTGGTATTGGTACAACTGCTTGCGGTATATTCATCTCCTTCAACCCAGATTCTCCAATTAACGATAAATCACCATACGTTAAGGACTGTACTGCTTTCTCAGACAATGCTTCTGAGGCAGTTCCTCCAAGATTCGGTGGTGGTGCTTGTGGAGTACTCGCTGATGGTGGCGTACATGATGAAGGTGCAAAATCGATGGTATTCGATGCCTTCACACACGTTGCATCTGACGGTGCTGGATATGTTCTAGACAGAAGTGCAATCGCTGAGATTGTTTCCTGCTTCACATACTACGCCCGTTGGGGATACTACTCAGGTGGTGGATCAAGAATTCGTGGAGTTGGTGGTAACAACTCATATGGTGACTATGGAGTCATCTCTTCTGGATTCTCAACTGATGAGGTTCCAAGGACTGCTAAGGTCTTTGGAGATATGATGACAGTTCTTGGTGCTAACAAGGCTGGTACAGTCTCAGTTGGTGCTACAATGTACGGTGCAACATCTAAGGCAACTGCATGGATGTTAAACGATCAGATCTCTGCTGATAAGATTTACTTCAAGTATCAGAAAGGATACGGTAACGCTGGAATCGGAACCACTGGTTTCGTAGATTCAGAGGTTGTCTGGTTCGGTGCTGGTGCTGAGTCAAGTTCTGGAGTTGGTTCAATTACAGTCGGTACTGCTGCAAGTTCTGTTACAGGACAGAAGGGTACAGTTCTTGAAGTTGACCAAACTAGTGGAACACTACTAGTCGGAGATGCAATTGGAATTAAGACCTCACTATATGGGGCAGACGATAGGTTCTACATCATTAACACAGTCACGAATGTGACGGGTGTAACTACATACTACCGATGGGCCGCGGGCTCGGGCGCTGGTATTGCTACCCAATTCAATAACCGTGCTACTCTGACAATTTCGCCAGAGAAGACAGTCGGTACATGGGATACTAGAAACCTAGACTCGGATAATGTTTCTTACGGTTCAACGATTGACGTTAGAACACTGTTCTCACAGTGTCGTCTAACAGGTCATGACTTCCTCGCAGTTGGTACAGGTAACAAAACAGAAACTGGATATCCAAACGTCGATTTGGCGAATGTTATTCAGGGTAATGAGACTAACGTATTTGGGCCTGGTAAGGTGTTCTTCGTATCTACCGACCAAGGTGGTAACTTCCGAGTTGGTGAATTCTTCTCGGTTGACCAGTTAACTGGACGTGCAACATTGGATGCTTCCGCCTTCAACCTGTCTGGTTTGACAGAATTGAGACTGGGTGCTATTGGTGGTCAGATTGGTGA